TATCAAAAGCATAACACAAGCTTATGGTAAGCAGATATTACCTAAGATGCCCGTTAAGAAGATGACTATCCCTTCTAGGTATACCATACTTAATCCAGCGGACATTCAATTACATGGTTCTTTAAATTTTTCGGAAGGGAAGTATTACAAAGTCCTTTCTGACTATGAGTTAGAAAAAGTAAAGAACCCCAAAACGGATGAAGATTTAGAGATTTTTAACTCTCTAGATGAAGAGACAAAAAAGACCCTAAAAAGAAAGGGCACTACCACCTCGCTCTATCTACCCCTAAACCCAGATAAGCTCAACGCTATTTTTTACCACAAGCAAGACTACGAGCCGTTTGCTGTTCCCATGGGATACCCCGTACTTGAAGATATCAATTTCAAATACGAAATGAAAAAGATGGATATGGCCATCGCTCGAACTATGCAACAAGCAATTCTCCTCGTTACAATGGGAGAGGAGCCAGAAAAAGGAGGCATCAATCAAGAGAATCTGAAGAAAATGCAAACCCTTTTCCAAAATGAATCTGTGGGAAGAGTTCTTATTGCTGATTACACTACTAAAGCGGAGTTTGTTATTCCTCAAATTGGAACCCTGTTGGACGCCAAGAAGTACGAGGTCGTCAACCATGATATTAATGTTGGATTGAATAATATTTTCGTAGGTGGTGAAAAATTTGCAAATCAATCAGCCAAAGTAGAAGTATTCATTGAGAGACTTAAGTGCGGAAGAGAAGCTTTTATTAATAATTTTTTATTGCCAGAAGTTAAACGCATAGCGAAGAGTCTTGGGTTTAGAAGTTTTCCCACTCCTTATTTTGAAAGCATTAACTTAAAGAACGACTCGGAAACATTAAGGGTATACACGAGACTTATTGAATTGGGTATTCTTACTGCTGAAGAGGGTGTTGAAGCTATTGAAACTCATCGTCTACCAACGAAGGAGGAATCTATAGAATCACAAGAAGAGTTCAAAAAACTTAGAGACAAAGGTCTTTACGAGCCAATTACTGGTGGACCCGAAACCCAAAAAGAGTTGGCGGATAAAACGCACGAAGGCCAAATGGAAATTCAAAAAGAAAACCTTAAGTCTCAAGAAAAAATGGGACGAGAAAAACTCAAAATGGGACCACAAGGACCAGCGGGAAATCCTACACCTAGCGGTGTAAAAAAAGAATCAGGAAGACCCGCTGGAACAAAAGACGCTCCTTACAAATCGAATAGAAAAGTGACACCTATTGGAGGTAAAGAGGGGTATAGCATGGCGAGGGTCAAAGAGCTATTCGTCTTATCTCAAGACCTAGAGGTAGAAGTAGCTAAGGCACTAAGAATAAAACATAAAGTCAAAAGGTTAACCAACCAACAAAAAGAGGTATCCAGACAAATTAGCAATGTCGTAATGGCTAACGAAGACCCAGAGGATTGGATGAAAAACATAAAAAAATATTGCGACAAGCCAATAGACCAAAACAAAAAAAGAGTAAACCAAATTAACGAAATAGCTTGCTTACACGATATAGACATGGAGTCGGCAAGCATTTTATACGCCTCAAAAGGGCAAGTAGAGGATTAAATTATGAGCGAAGAACAACAAAACGACGAACAAATTAAGGCCATCTATGGAGAATCAGACGTTGACATTTCAATGCCAGATATTCCTATGCCAGAGCCCGAACCAGAAAAGAAAACAGAAGTAAAGGATGAAATCGATGTAGCTTTTAATTTTGCCTTTATTGGTGCTGGCCAAGGCGGCTCAAGAATTGCGGAGACCTTTCACCAACTTGGGTATAGAAAGACTGCGGCCATTAACACCGCCATGCAGGACTTAAATACCCTCAAGTTGATAGACAACAAACTTTGCATTGGTGATGGTGGGGCAGGTAAAGACCCAAGGGTAGCGGAAGAGCTCTTTAATAAAAAGGCTGAAGATGTCCTTGATTTCATGAAGTACTCCTTCGGAGACGAACTCGATAGAGTTATAGTTAGTCTTGGCGCGGGGGGAGGCTCTGGCGCGGGTATGATGGAACCGCTAGTTTATGCGGCTAAGGAACTTCAGGAGTCAGTGAAAGCTTCAGCTAAACAAGTTGGGGTTATTCTCGCTTTACCGAAAGCCTCAGAAGGGAGAAAGGTCAACGCTAACGCTCACGCAACTTTGTCGAGAGCTTTTGATCTTGTGGATAAGGGAGTTATCTCCCCGTTAATCATATTAGATAACGAAAAAATAACAAAACTTTATCCCAACCTTGTTGTTTCTAACTTTTGGCAGACAGCGAATATGAGTATGGCTGGACTTTTTAATTTATTTAATCTAACAGCCTCTAAAGATAGTAGCTATTCGTCTTTTGACAAAAAAGATTACGAAACAATCCTTGATTCGGGTTGTATCGTATTCGGGGCTTCACCCGTAGCTAATTGGGAAGATTCAGTAAGCATCTCTAGAGCGGTTAGGGAAAATCTAAAAAATAACCTTCTTTCTGGAGGGCTAAATTTATCCAGTGGCACTTGCGCTGCCGCAGTTGTAATTGGAGGAAAAGAGCAATTAGATAACATCCCCCAAAAGAATCTAGATCAAGCTTTTGAGCAACTTTCTAGAATGCTAAAGGCTGGCAATGTTGTTCATAACGGCATTTACAGTGGCAATAAACAAAACCTTACGGTATTTACCGCTGTTGGTGGTTTAGCTAGACCCGACCTAAAACTCGAAGAACTAGCGAAACTAGGAGATTTGTAGGCTACTAATGGGAGCTCCCCTAAATCATCTACAAGTTCTTACGGGGCATAATCCTATTAGATTTATAGGTACTGACCTTTTAAAGAACTATTTTTTTGAGATAGGGGTTCCACCTTTTAATATTGATTTTGATGTAAAAGTAAAAAAAATTGATTATGACCAAGAGTACCTAAAAGCTCACCTGAGGTCTGGAAGTTTTACCCCAGCAGTAAGGGATTCTTGGGATTTAAAGAGCCTTACCTCTGGAAACCAAAGGGGAGAACTCATGGAGTACCCCCCACTTGTGGCAAGAATTACCGGAATGCCACGGGCAGCTTTGCGGGGTGTTCCCCCACTAAATTTAGATATTTCCGGTAATTTACAAGGAGTAGTTAGGGAATCGGGATATATTCAATTTAGCAAATGGCATGGAAATCTTGCCCCATTTTGGCTTACGACAGGTGTTGTCTCGCAGTCGTTTTCGGGTACGCTTTCGCCTTTTGACAGTGATTCCGAAAGCGTTAATTACGTTTTTATGACAGGAACAGTATATCCAGAGTCGGTTCCTCATGTGCCAACGCGACGTGATGATGCTACTGGAGATGGAGCGGTAGGTATAAGTTATTCTTTCTTTCAGGGAGTATTCCAAGGGGGAGCGTAATTTAACTTGAAAACTTTAAAAATAAAATTAAAATAAAGAGAAAAATCTTATGAAAACATCGGTAGAGTACGGATTACAAGGGCAATTCAAGGTAGATGTCTACAACAAGGCTGGAGAGTTGGTAGACACTACTGATTACTTTGATAACTTCATAACCCAAACCGGACTAAGCTACCCATATGATTATAATTTTGCTGATTGTTTTCGTTTTTTGAGCATGGGTATTGGAACACAAGCCAATACCATGATAACTACGGGTCTACGTGGTGCTCCATCTAAAATTTCCGCTGAAGACGTAAATGGAGAAAACCATCATTGGCAAGAATTGCTATATTTGCACGATCCTCATTTAGACGTAAAAAACGACGCAAGTGCAGGAAGTTGTGGAACAAGAGTTGGAGCAGACGGTCCAGCTATGTACAGGGGTTGGATTATTCCTACTGGAGAGGGCAATTTTATGGCCGACAGCTTCAGTATTAATGAATTTGTAGTAACTCCCAGTTCTGGAGAAGACCCCACTGGTAGATACGCTTTCAGTAGAGTTCAAAGACCAGTTCATCTTCCTTCTGGCACTAAGACTATTGTCACTTACATGCTGAATGTAAAAATCAAAAATACAGGAATTAATTATTTCGATTCAGGAACATTCGCTACAGGACAAGCGGAAGTGTCAGAG